TAACGACCACTCCATGTTTCGGCATCTATCTCTAATGGGGTAGTCCCGTCTGCACTTGCAACTGCCATCATAATACGATTTAATTCATAAGTGCGATCATATCCGCCCGGGTCACGAAATTTATGCAATCCACGCATAGCAAAAGATTGACGCTTAGTAGGTGTACCAATGGTGCGTTGTTCACTTAAAAATTCACTTGCTCTCATTTTGGATAACCTTTAAACGCTTTCATCGGACTAGTCTTATCTACACCTGGCGCTTCTTCACTTTTCTTAGTGCTGATTAATACTTTAGTACCAGGAACACCTGTTTCTTTCATAGCATAGTCAATGTCTTTTTCAATTTCACCGTCCATGTATGAACTTACAATCATGTTCTCTCCCCATGGAGTTTCTTTTTCAAAATTATAAGGCGGAATACTATCTTGCTGTCTTTCTAGTTGTCCCCTAGCGCCGGCTAGTGCTACTCCAAAACGATATTGTTTATAGAAGTCACTATTGGGCAATCCTGGAATAGTATAGGTGCCCGGCATTGCTCTAGCAACATCAACTGATAATGCAGCACGTTCTTCTGTTATAAATTCTTTTGCTCTCATACCGTTACTTGATTTTCAGTTTGTATACTAAAATTGTTTTCAGTGTCTATGATCAGAGGGTCAACTGAATCGTTAGTAATCAAGTTGAATCCAGGGACAGGAACCCCTGTCCAAGTAATCTGTGCTGATATAAAGTGAAAGATTGTAGTGTCTATTAATGGATTTACTAATATACGAACATTTGAATCAAAAATGTCCATGTCATAACCAGTTAATACATTACCATTAAACAATGTATTGTGGCCGTTCCACTTTAATCCTGAACCATCATTTATTACTGATACATTTAAAACTATGTTTTCAGTATCAGTAGTTATAGTATCATTAGAATTAATTTGAAATATACCCTGTGTAAACGTTTCAACAGGGGCTGAAAATATAACCTGCCCAGCAGTATTTCCAGTAGAATATGCGTTTGATGTAAAAAACCCAGTGCTGAATAATTGTGTGAAATTATTGTTAATCTTCGCAAAGGCTGTACGTAACGGATCACCTTCGCCGTCATTGGGTTGAGCACCTATATTGATTAATTCTTGAGTCATGTATACATCCTAAACTATAGTGTATTTATCACTATTTATGGATTAGTCAGAATTGACTTGGTCAAAAATTTTCTTTTGTTGAGCGTACCAGTCAAGTATTGCTTCTAATTGTGCTGCACATTCATGTCTTGTGGCGTAATTTTGTGCTACAACTTCCATTAAATTGCTTAATGTTGTGGTGTTTCCATCAATTGTCTGTAAGGGTTTGCATGTTTGTAATAATTCTTTGGGAAAATCAGGGAATTTCTGTTTTACAGGAACCACAGTACTACATGCTGATAAAAAGATTACTGATAATAGTATTAGTTTTTTCATTTAATAGGTGCCAATATCATTGGTGGAGTTGCTAATTTATTATGTAAATCCGTAGAAACTTCAATTTGAGTTTTTAAATTAGTAGTTTCATTTTTGGCTGCTGCATTATGTGCAGTAATAACTACTTCTGGAATAGTACAGGTGTTATTGTATTTTACAACTTCCCTGTCAATATATTTTACTATGTCATTGCCCTTTTCTTTGATTACTTGCTTTTTAGTAAGAATCTTGGTAACAACTTCTGTCGTTACTTTTTGTGATTCGGTCTCGGCTTTCGCAACTTTAGCTTCCATTTCTTTGACTTTAAGCTGCCATATTGCCTGATCGGCTAATCCACCTTCTAAATATAATCCAAAACTCAATATTAAAATACTGATTATTTGTATGGGGAGTTTATATCTGTTGACAAGAGGAATAAAACCCAAGACGAATCCGACAATAGTTCCCAATACCCCTAATACAAAGATGGTATGAGTTACAGAATTCGAAATATATGATAGAATCCACATCAGCTATTTAGTTCTAAGTTGATTTAATTCCGGATTAATATCCGACAAGTTTTCATTTCTATTTTTATCAAAAATATCAGAAAATTCAAAATAATTAAATAAATTTTCTTGGTATTCAACTTCAATATAGCATTTGGTTTTTATAATTTCTAGTCTTTGGTAAAAAGTTGGCCATTGATATTTGCAGGAATTAGTAATCCATTTTTCTATTTTCTCCCAACATTTAATTTTGTAGTCCGTCGGCAAATAAATTAAATCTAAATATGCAGGATCCATCAAAACAATAGGTGTGATGTTTACCACAGCTTTTTCATATTTTCTATTAATCTTTTCTGCAAAATCAAAAAGTTCAGTAATATATCCTAAATTTGTTTTTTGTATTACAGGATTTAAAACTACAGTTACATTGGGTAATTGCATATCTACAACTTTAATCAAATTAGTTGAAACATGATTCCAACTGCTAGGATACCTTAAGTATTCTTGCATTTCATTGACTCCGTCAATGCTAGATAGAACTTTAACATTTTTAAAATATTTAAAGAATGCATAAAAATCTTTTTTGGTATTCGTCATGTTTGTACTTAATGTCAACCCTATGTGTTCACTATGACCTGAATCAACCATGATTTTTAAAATTTCATAATTTTTATCTATCAATGTGGGTTCTCCGCCTACACAATAATACGCTCTTAGTTTAGGTAATTGATTGATTATATTTTTATCAAACATATCAGTTTTGTACCATTCATTAAGTGAATCATCAACTATTCCGTGAAATTTTGAAATAGCAGGTTGAGTTTCTTTCAATTCTTTTATTTCTTTGTTTAACTGACTGCTTGCACCTGCATAACAACTTCTACATGCTAGATTACATAAATTTCCAAAACGCAAGTCAAAATATTGAACAGTGTTTTCTATTTCATTTTTGTTGTTTAATGACTTATTATATTTTTGCAAAAAGTCGGGATCAGTTTTCCACTTGTTATTAATATTTTGTCTACTGCTTATCCCGTTGTTATTTTCTGCGTTATAACATTTATAACAACCTTCAATTGGTTTGCCATCTACCATATCCTGTCTAATTTTTTTATAACTATCAGAATTTATAATATCTTCTAAATTGTCGTATCCCAAATTAAAGTTAGTTCCGTCATTTTTTTTAATGAAGTCATCTGATTCACAGCACAATCTAGACGATCCATCTGTATGTGATGATATGTTAATCCACGGCATTACGCAAAAACTTTTATTTGAATCATTCATAAAATGAACTTACTTTATCTGCTATATATTCTACTTCGTCATCCGTTAATTCCGGATACATAGGTAAACTTAATACACCTCTACTAAGCATAACACTAGTACCCAACATATCAGGTTTTACTAAATTCTTACTAATTGGCAAGTCACCCAATGTATATTCGTAATGAATTTTTGATTCTATTCCATTTGTTAACAAGTGTGTATGTAATGAATTTCTATCTGGTAAATATACTACAAATTTTTGATGTGCATGAGGTCCTATAGTATCTGTTAAACAACGTAACGGTAAATCTTTAAAACAATCAATCCAGTAGTTGGCAATCTCATGTCTACGTTCTTGCCATTCATCTATGTATTTAGTTCTGACTAATATCTGAGCGCAATCTTGCTCACTCATTTTAGTATTTGTACCCAAGACTCCAAAATCAGTTGATTTACCGTTGTCTTTGTAATTCACTGCAAATTTATATAGTGCTTCATCATTGGTAACAATAGCACCGCCGTTGCCTGAACTTGGTAAATTCTTTGTAGGGTCAAAACTAATTGCCATTCCAGCACCAACATCTCCATCAGCACACAACCAATGTTGTGCTCCGTCTACTATAGCATAATGACTGCTAGAGATTTCCCAGGGTTTTCTACCATAGAGTCCAACTGCACACAAATATGTGTCAAATTTAGTATCTATAATACCATATCTATCAGTGTCAACTAATTCTACTTTCCAACCTGCATTTATGAATGCATTTAATGTTGCAGGGTAAGTTAAGTTAGGTAATTTAATTATGGGAACATGTTTATTGTCTTTATAATGCCATGCTAATTTATGTCTAGCAATTATCTCTAATGCTTGACTACCACTATGCACTGTGATAGCATATCTTGCTTTGGTCTTAACTGCTAGCCAGTTTTCAAACTCACTTGTATATTTCCCGCCCACAAGTTGACCGGTACTTAATGCGCGGTCAGTTGCATCAAGCAATTCATCTTTGAGATTCTTATATTGTCTTGCTAGACCAAAATGAGGGATTTTCATTTTTTGCCCATTCAATATAACCACCGTTAGTAATAGACCACGGGCAATATTGTTCCCATAACAATGTTGATTGCTCAGGATTTTCCTTCATCATATTGTCTATATTGACTCTGGATTTATATCCAGCTAGAGTCCAATCATGTGCTTTTAAAGCGGCTTCTAAATTACTCATTTTACTTTATTCTGCCAATAACTTGAAGTACTAATCCACTCATAATATTTTTCAAAGCCTTCTTCTACATCTACTTTAGGATCATAACCAAAATCTCTACGAGCAGCATCAATGTTCAATGCGCCACGGCTTGGGAAGTCTTTGTCTTTATCTTTAACAACTAATGTTCCGCCACCTGCTAACTTCAACGCTAGTTGTGCAGCTTCTAACAATGTACGACTGTGGCTCTTAGTAATATTGTATGTTTTGTTTTCCGTGTTATCACTTAATGCAGCAGCAACAATGCCAGTTGCGGCATCTTCAACATAAGTAAAGTCTAATGTTTCATTAGCACCATTAACATTTAATGTTCCGCCCCGCATAGCAGTTAACATAAACTTAGCAATAACACGATCTTCAACATCTAGTGGACCATAGACAGCACTAGGACGAATGATTGTGTGAACAAGATTAGTTCTGCGTGTGTAATCACGAACTAACCATTCACCTGCTAATTTCATAATACCATACTGACCTTGAGGCTTACAATTATAATCTTCAGTTACATCATCAGTAAAGTCTCCGTATACCATTGAACTAGACATATATATAAATTTACGCACATCGTACTTATTGCTTGCTTCTAATAAGTTGAGCAACCCTTCACTCATTACACGACTGCCTGCTGCAGGATTTGCATTAACTACTTTTTGTCTTGGAAAACTAGCCATATGAATTACAATCTCTGGCTGCTCAACATTAAATATATGGTCAACTGCATGAGCATCACATATATCACGTTCGTAAATATAACTATCCCTATCAATTTTTTTTCTACGCTCAGCCATCAAGTAATCAATTTCATCTTGTGGAATGATACCGTAGTTTGTTTTAGAATCTATTATAGATACTAAATGGCCTTTATCTTGTAATCGCTTAACTACATTGTGGCCTATTAATCCAAGGCCCCCGGTTACTAAAATATTCATTTAAACTTTAAACTCCAATAGGTATAATCTTTAGGTGTTAGATAGGCATGTATAGAATATAGATGCCCATATGTTATAGAATCAAACTGTCTCTTCCACATTGGTATAGGATTACTGTTTTTCATAATCCATTGGCCTTCTTCTGTTTGTTGCCATTTCCAAATAGGATCGGCAACAAATAAATCAGGATCTTCTACATCACCCATTTTAATAGTATGTACTAAACATTCAATTGTTTTTGCTTCTGCTAAATTAATCATACTACCATATCTGCTTTAATAGCAGGATAGCATTTGTAATCAACTAACTCAATAGATTCAGGTATGAAATCATCTATATTTTTTATAGTAGAATTAATTTTTAATGTGGGTAAGACTAACGGTTCACGGCTCAGTTGTTCTTTAACTTGTTCAACGTGAGGAGTATAGATATGTGTATCCCCTGTGCTGATAACTAATTCGGCAACACCTAAACCACATACTTGTGCTATTAAATGAGTGAGTAACGCATAGCTAGCAATGTTAAAAGGTAAGCCAAGAAAAGCATCCACACTACGCTGGTACATATGGCAAGATAATTCTTTATTTTTATTGACATAGAATTGACATAACACATGACACGGCGGCAAAGCCATGCTATCTAACTCGCCTGGGTTCCATGCTGTCAGTATATGTCTACGACTATTAGGATCTTTCTTAATACCCTCTATTAGAATAGATAGTTGATCAATTTCTTTGTAGATTGGATCAAACCATGTTTTACCATACTCATCATCTATATCAGGTTCACCTTCGGGAATATGACTTTTCCAATGTCGCCATTGCACTCCGTATATTCTACCTAAATCACCTTTAAATTTTGCTTTATCTTTCCAGTATGGTGCTAGTGCATTTGGTGTCCAAATAGTGACAGTACCTTCAGCAGTACCATGGGTAATCTCTGCAAGTCTCCTCTCAGAGGATGATCCTTCGATAAACCATAACAACTCTCCTACTACAGCTTTCCAAGCAAGTTTTTTAGTAGTGATAGCTGGAAAACCCCTACGCAAATCAAATTTTAATTGTCTAGCAAATACAGAAATTGTACCCACTGAGGTCCTGTCAGTTCTTTCCTCTCCATTATCTAAAATATCTTTTAGTAATTCAAGGTACTGCTTCATAAATTTCCTAGTATTTTATCGGTTTCGGGTTGAACTGCATCAGCAATAATTTGAACATTTAAAATAAACTCGACACCAACAATAGAGTCATCTAACTCTTGTAGCTTTCTACTTACAATGTCTTCTATCTGTTCTGGCTCCACGCCTTGACTTAAAAACTTTTCAATATTAATTGTATGTTGTTTTTTACCATTAAGTTTAACTATCAATTTCTTGATAAATTCTACTGGTATTTTATGTTTATCAACATCTTCAAGTATATGTTCCCACTTCTCGATGAATTCTGGACTCATTATGCACTAACTTTAACTCTAGTTTTCTTTACTTTAGATGCAGCTTCAGCAACAACTACCGCTTCAACTACACCAGACTTCTTTGTTGTTTTTGGTTTCTTGACTGCTGGTGGAGGATCCATATCATTAGCTTGTTTCATTAATATTTCACTTTCAACTAATAATCCTTTAGCCTCAGCCGACATCTTTGCAGCCTGTTGACGTAAATTGTTTGCGATTGCATTATCACCTAATGCATCATTATTACTTGCTAGTAATGGTGCTGTCGGTTGTACCTTTGCATCCCGTGTTTTATTTTCACGTTGTCTACGGGCTACTTCAGTTGGTGTTTGCATTCCTCTGCTTTGATCAATATCAGCCATGCGTTTGACTGCATCTTCTCCTTGTTTCATCTCAGTTAAAATTTTATTAAGTTCACTCAATTTAATTTTAGTCTGAGGATTAGGGGTGACAATAATATTCTCAGTGTTTACTTTCTTTAATAAACCTTCACGATGCAATGTCTGCAATATTGGATTACCATCTAAACCCAAAGTTCGGTGTAATGCATCAGACAACGATTCAGCATGTTGCCCAATATCGCTTTCAATGCACCGAATCAGTGGATCATGTATATGTTGATTTAGTGTCTCGGTAAATGTTACAAGACACATGTGAGGTTCACCCGGAACCTCACGAAAAATGATAGCGACCTTACGATCACCTTGTTTACCGACATGTTTTAAAAAACTCATAAATTATTCTCCTTGAGTACATAGATATTTAATATAAATTAAACTCAACAAAATATTTTTATGAGTATTATTGGGTCAATGAGTCAAGCATTTTGTAATGCTCATATGCTTGCACAACCGCAGGTGTAGTATTACGGCTCTTGGGAGATACTTCTATCCAAACATCTTTGCTCAATCCAGGATGAATGAAACTATTCCCCAAACTTGCAACGTTTCTTGGCTGGTGAATCTTTCCTCTGGTATACAAATATGTTGCAAGGTCCTCTACTTCATCCCATGGTTTAACTGCAATATCATAATCACTGGGTCGGGTTGAATCAATATTGCCACCATCGTCAAAATATGTTTTTACTACAAACATAAATTGTGCCAAGTTTTCTGCTTTGGTTCGGGTGATAATCAATACCACCTCCTCTTTGGACACTTCACCTATTAGAATAGAACGCAAACATCTACCCAAACTTGTGCCAATATACATCATACAATTACCGCTTTCTTTGTTGCTCTGTTGCTATAAAATTTATGACCCACATTACGAATAGCATCAGCTATTACTTGTGGACTATCTTCAAATGTTTCTCTAATATCCTGTTCAGACAGTTCAGAATCAAAAGTATAGATTTCATAATGTCGTTGACTATTAATTTGAGCCCTAAGAATCATCTGCTGCAAAGGAACAGGTGCCGGCTTAACTGTTTCGTTTTGTTCCTTGAGAATACGCCAAATGTTTTCTTTTTCCCATTGTTCATGTTCGTTTTCAATTTGTGTGACATTGATTAAGGCTTCAAGCCCATTCATGTCCCACATTGCTACGAATCTAGTTAGTTTCTTTTTTGATGAGCGCATATACCATCTTTGCCTGTTCTAATATATCTGCTAATGCTACGTTTGTTTTCGCTGCACGGTGTATTTCACCCCACAGTTTATTTTCCATTATGTGTTCGTGCAATGGACGACCATCTATAGTTCGGTTATCCCGAATTAACTTACGTTCGGAGGAACCCGATTCACGTTCGTAAACCGTTTTGCCTCCGTCCGGACTTTCGTATATCATGCCTCGTTATACAATGCATAAGTCCCAAATGGGGGATTTGGATTCTTGTCACCGTGAATGATCCAAGTAGTATCACAGTAGTCAGGGTCACCCCATGAACCACAGGGATATCCATCAGTAAACACAATCAATCGTTTGGGTTCAATTGCATTTTTCTTTAAGTACTCAAAGATACAATCAAAGTCAGTACCCCCACCACCTTGTGGTTCATATTCATCAATACTGTCCATGTTCTCACTGTTAAAGTCTTGTGGATTGTAAGTTGCAGTATCAAAACAGAATACGTGGACCTTGTAACCATCAAACGCATCCATCATACCTGCAATCTCACCCAAGAAAGCCTGTGCTTGCTTGTTGCTGATAGAGCCACTCATATCAAGTGACACAATCACATCAATTTCTTCTCCGGGAGTCATACCGGGCATGATAGCATCCATGTGCCAACCCCTACGTGAGGGACGCATCCAAGAATAATCAGTACGAATGCTACTAGTCAAGTTTGTTTGAATCAGTTCACGCCAAGGCATAACTGGGTCAGTATGTTGCTTGATTAGACGTTCAACACCTGCGGGCAATTGACCAGCTTCGGCACTTGATGCTGCGCTGATAATAGCCTGTTTCATTTCTTGACGAACACGTTCACGTTCCTCGTCGGACATTTTAGGACGACCTTTACCCGGCTTATCACCTTCACCGTCACCCTCACCTTCACCGTCACCCTCGCCATCCATGTGATCATCAATCATTTGATCAATCAAACTATTGATATCAATCTTTTGAACGTTTTGCATCAAGTCATCATAGATTTCCTCGCTGGCTTTGCCGTCGTACTTTTTTTCGTACAAGCAGGGGACACTTGTAATAAACTGACCAACACCATGCCGCTTCAAGTCTGCATTAACTGCATAGTCATTAGCAATGTTAAACATTTGTGGGTCACGCTTACCGATACGACCCATGTGATCGTAAACAACGTGAAGGACCTCATGCCCAACCAAGAATTCAACTTCTTTGGGTTTCAATAGCATAATGAAACGGCTATTGTAATAGAATTTCTGTCCATCAGTAGCCGCAGTGCTGCACCATTCATCAGCATTAGTTAATTTAAGACGGGTAGCAAGATTGCCAAAGAATGAATGACGCAACAATAAACCCACACGTGCCGAAATCAATCGTTCACGGGCTAGATTGTCAATCTTAGGATCAGTGGGTCCAACTAGTTTATCAAACTTGTCAGAACGCTTTTTCTTTTTTGTTGGGGCAATTACACTACTCATTTTCAGTCCTTTATCTAATATATGCTATATTATAGCACAGTTGCCATTTTAACACAAGTAAAAAGAGTGAGAATGTTCACACCATTCTCACCCATAAAATCAATTACCTGCGTCTACAATGTACTTGCCAAACTTCTTGTGAAACTCATCAAAGTGTTTCAGTTGACTTGGCTCAATCGGCAACTTATAAGTTTTAAGTGCAATCTTAGCACCCATAACAACCAATTCAGTCTCAAAATTCTTCATAATGTAAGACAAGAAATTGTCAGCCATTTCGTGAAACTTTTTGTTGTTCACTTTTTGAACTTCAAGGGCATCTTTCAATTCATAGCACAATGAAACAGTAAGCGAGTACATTGCAGAAATTTCCTTGACATTCAAATCAGTTACCTTACCTGAAAGGATATCTGACGGCTGAGGCATCTTACCTGAAGTTTTGCGGTGAGCAGCAAACTTAACAGCAAGACCTTCACCAACAGAACCTGCAATCAGATTGAACAATGTATCATTGTCAGTGTCGTCCTCATCATTCAACAAGTCAGACACAAAGCACCAGCTACGCGGGGTAGCAAATGCGCGGCTTGATGATTTGCTATCAAAATCATACAGGTCTTGTTTAGCAAAACTCAAGTAACCCACAACGTCTTTGTGGATGCTTTTGTTAACTGCCCAGTTTTGCCATGATGTAAAGTCAGGGCGCATTTCCAAGTGCAAGAAACGATTAGCTAGGGGCATCGGCATACGATAAGTAACACCTTTGTCACTGTCACGATTACCTGCTGCTACGATAACAAC